ATCAACGCAGAGTACAACAAGGTACTAGGTCAGGATTTTTTTTTTTTTTTTTTTTTTAAGAAAATGGAGGCATAAACTGGTAAGAGAATATGCTTCCGCCATTATACGGATGTAATTGTTAGATTAGCCAATAGGAAGGACTGAACCTTGTATTATCATTCACGTACACGTGTACATCTCCCGGGAGGAGTTCTACGTATATTGTCAAAATACAAGGCCTTGACACTTACTATGTCAAGGGACCATCCTCCCATTCTCTACGAAAACACTAAACGTATTATCCTAAAGTGGGAAATGTGAGTTCCTAGTAACTAGGAAAAGATTGTTGGGGCTTGTGCAGTGGCTACAGCGGCGCACATGGGTGGAGGACCAACCATGAAAAAGTAACTAAAATCATCACCTGCAGCTTCGTACACATTAGAGGTGGCTTCAGCTGAACCAATGCCAGATTCATTCTGCAACCTAATGTTAGTTCTAACATCCCCAAGCACCGTAGTGGCTAAAGAACTAACAACATCGCATCTAACCCCGCGATAAAAGGGTGTTCGTATTTCATAAGCGCTGGTAGAACCCTGTTGTTGCTCAAAAACAGGTCTACCAACTTCATGATTTGGTCTTTGTCCTCTATATGTATCTAAAATTTCATCATAAGACAGGTATGAAGCAACATTGACCCAGGGCACGGTCGGGACAAGCTTAAGCATGGATGAGCCACTATAAAATCTATACAAAAACGAAACCATGTACCAAGGTGTAATTTCAACTCGTTCATCAGGGCCACCTACATATGTACGATATCCATTTGCGTCTTCAAGCATGCATCGTGTTCTAAATCCTGTAAAGAATTGAGAGGTTTCCAATTGGAAAACTCTACCAAACCGCTTAATCAATGAACGCAAAGATGTGAAATATTCACCTGTAGTTTGTGCTGTAACATCACACTTAGTATGGGAAGGGACTAACAAATCCTCATCTACTGGTATATAAACTGATCCTAAATCTGATTGAGCATGGCGCATAGGAGGCATAGTGACAGGAGGAGGTACGAAGTCAGTAGGGCGCACAGTAGGGCGCACAGTAACAGGAACAGGTACGTCTGCAGGAGCGTAACCAGGACTAAGCTGCAATTCAGGCCTAGCAATTTGATAATCTTCACCACCACTATGTGCAATAAAAAGCTGTATAGAATCAGAAACAGTAGGAGGAAATGATAGATCTACTAAAGAATAGACAGCAAGAGAGCCAGTTTTAGTATCAAGAGTTTGGGTATTAGGGGCAAATGGAGGCAAACTAGAAGATAAGAAAGTCTCGCGCCACGGAGTGTTACTAATATAAGGCACTGAAATGCGGAATGTTGTGCGACCCATTTCATCTTGTCTATCTTTCAAATTACACACAACATTATAATTGGTATTCATAAGCTCGCCTAGGGTTAGGGGCACATTAGCTGTATTTGTTTCTGGAAGAAAGACCACAACAAAGCGGCCTTGATGAAACGGTGTTTTGACTACCATAATATCAAAATTGATTGTCCCGCGCCACAGTGTTCCAAACATCGAAGCATAAGCAAAGCTACCAAAGAAGAGAGTGTCGCCCTGAACCTGAGCTTGGGAAAAGGGAGACACTTCCCAAGCAGTTATCAATTTATTGTTAGAAAATTTAAAAGCCGAAACATTTTCCTTATAAAAGTAATTTGGTCTACCAAAAACAAATTTCAGCGCCATTTCGTCTACAGTTTCTGGGACAAAAGAAGAACCATCAATACCATTATCCTGGAGCAAAGCAAGAGTGGTAGAATCATCATGACCCTCAGTATGTATCATAGTAGAATTAGGTTTCATTACAGTTTTAATTTGTGGTACAACAGTAACTGGTTTGGACCATCCAAACACAGAAGCAACAGAGCCGGCAACCCTAGAAACCCAAGCAACAGAAGAAGCTACTTGACCAAGAACAGGCACACCGGATAAAGCGTCAGCAACAGTTGTCACACTATTAGCTAATTTTGCAACAGGACCGGGAGTAGAAGTTTCTCCCGTATCCGAAGCTGCAACTGGTGATGTATCGCTCTGAGCGCGGCGAGTAACATCAAAGCCATTTGCAGTGAGGCGAGCAATATCTAACTGATCACGATTAACAGAAACACCCTCCGATTGGGTTGGAACCATATATCTAGGATTAACAAAGCGTGCAAAAACAGTGTACTTTACAGACTCACCAGCATTTGGTCCGGTTAATGGTGACAACACATACAGATAAATAGTTCCAAATTGATTACTAGAATTAGATAAGTCAAACATATCGTAAATATTAGCATATGGGCACGTAAGTTTCAATGAATTAGTTTCTTCAAGACTTATAATTTTATAAGGACATGACGTTTGCGATGCCAAGAAGCGCGTACCCTGATTTCGGAAGGTATTAGTTGCTTCAAGGTACGGATTATAGACCAAAAGAAGAGCACCCTGCAAGAAAGGCTGGGCATTAAGTTTAATTTCAATCTCCATATCGGCTTTAAAATACTGGTAATTCTTAAGCTTATCAACCACCAGACTAGATCCTGCAAAAATTGCTTGAGGAAAGTCCCACTTTTGGATATAATTTACAGTATTATTGGAGTAGTCAGCAAACGGTAAAGTAAGAGGAATCACTGGATCTGTAGAAGTCCAAGTAAATGTACCAAGGTTGACGGGGCGTTCGAGAATAGAAGAAATTTCATGAGAAGTAGTATCAGTTAAAGCCATTTGAACAGAAGCCGAAGTCATAGGTGTGGATTCAGCAGACATTTGAATGTCTGTAAGTAACTTACCTCGCGTACTGTCCATATTAGTGTTTTGATCCTTGTTATATCCGACTGAGTAATTTGAATCTGTATTGCTAGTAGTCATGTATACGACAGGGTTAGATGACTATTCTCCCTGAAGGTGGGAGCTGTATCTCCAGAGCACAGCAACACTCTATAAACTAGTAAGCAGCAGTACAAAGCATTGTATCCCTGTTAGTAACACTTTGCAAGATCACACTTACACCGATTACCACGCATG